TATAAGAGAAAATATTTCTAAGAATGCAGCAAAAGTTGCACTGGATACTTTTTTAGAAAGTATTGAAGAAGCACTGTTTTTAGGTAAAAAATTTAGACTTCCTACATATTTTGAACTTGAATATGTTCCTAAAGCAAGAACAAAATCCAAGTTTAGATTTAAAGCACTTAGACATTGTATAGTTAATGAAAATAAAGAATTATTCGGAGAAGAAATTAATGATTCGAAATAAAGAAGATCAAGAAAAAGATGTTTTTTCTACTCAGGCAGATACATTTTTAAAGAGAGAAGAAAAATTATATCTTGACGGTTTGATTTCACAGTTAAACTCAGATAGAGCAAGTAAAAAGAAAAAAGTAGATTCTATTATTGAAGATTTTAATTCCAATCCATTATCAAAAATTCCTCGTATTAAAAAAGCGTTTGATGCAAGATTAAAGAAAGCACAAGAAGATTTAGAATTGTCTCCAGAAAGAACTCTTAGAGAATATCAGAAGATCGCGTTCTCGGATATATCGGATTTCTATGAATGGGATGAAAATGGAAGAATTAAGGTAGTTAGCAAAGATAAATTAGATAAGAATAAAACAGCAGCTATAGCTGAAATCCATTTTGGATATTTTGATGAATACGATGAAATTACTGGCAAGACAATCAAAGTAGAAAAAATTACCAAGATAAAATTGCATGATAAGATTAGAGCATTAGAAGCATTATCTAAACATTTGGGTTTATTTGAACGTGATAATCTTCAGAAAAATCAAGGGGTTACGATTGATGAAGTTTTATCAGCTTTGCCAACAAAAATGCAAGCAGAAGTCAGAATGGAACTGTTAAAGAGTATAGGAAACGAAACGATTAATTAAACATCAAGTGAGACTTAATGTCATCAGACAAAGTTGCAAGCAATTTATTATCTATATTTTCAGAAGAAGAATTAAAAGCATGGGCTTCTGATAATAGATTTCTACAGTATCAAAAAGATCCAGTTAAATTTGGTGAAAAAGAACTAGGTGAGTCATATACAGATGAAGTAAAAGAATTAATGTCTTCTGTGATGAATCATCAGATTACTATTGCTATGTCTGCTACTGCTGTAGGGAAAAGTCACAGTGCAGCAACTTTAGCATTATGGGCATATAAATGTTTCCCTGATTCAAAGGTATATACGCTTGCAAGCCCTCCAGAAAATAACTTACGAACTGTTCTTTGGGGTGAGATAAATAGAAAAGTATGTAAAAGACCACAATTATTTAAAAATGATAAGATAAATGATTTAAGAATATCAAAAAATAAGTGGAATTTTATTGAAGGTATTACAATTCCTACTTCTGGAAGTGAACAAGATAGGGAGAGCAAGGTCAGTGGCAAGCACTCCGCCTACCTTTTCTTTATATTAGATGAAGGTGATGCTATACCAGATGAAATATACCGTGGCATTGATGGGTGTATGTCTGGTGAAAACAATAGACTCCTTATCATGTTCAATCCAAAGAAAGAACAAGGTGCTGCATATAGATATATACAAACAGGTAGAGCAAATGTAGTATCTCTTTCAGCATTCAGCCATCCAAATGTAATATCAGGATATGATGTTATTCCAGGAGCAGTATCAAGAGCAAAAACACTTGAACGTATAAATGAACAAACAGAAGCGTTAAGAGAAGGTGAAGAGCCTAATTCTGAATGCTTTGAAGTGCCAGAATTTCTCGTTGGGACAACTACAAAGAATGGCAAAGGAATTGATTATCCTCCATTAAAAGCAGGATATAGAAAGATACGAGAACAGGAATTCTATTACAAAGTTCTTGGTAGATATCCTGCAAAGGGTGAAGATCAACTCATATCAAGAGATTGGGTTGATGCAGCAAGAAATAGATGGGATTTATACGTTGCACAATTTGGAGAAAAACCACCAGAAGGAATAAGACCAGTAATTGGATTAGATGTTGCAGATATGGGTGAAGACGAAAACTGTCTTGTAGCGAGATATGGTGGATATGTAGAAATGCCTGAAAAATGGCATGGTGTTGATCCTGGTGAAACATCAGAATATGCATCAGATATAGCAAGAGATAAAAAATCACTAGTTGTAAATGTAGATTCAATTGGTGTTGGCGCAGATGTAGCTCCAAATATCAGAAGAAAAAAAGTAAAAGCATCAAGAATAATGACTTCAGAAAAACCAACTGAACGCCCAAAAAAGAAGAAGGCATTCTTTAGAAAATTAAGAGATCAGTTATGGTGGGATGTTAGAGATTGGCTTGAAAATGATAATACAGCAATGTTGCCTCCGTCTAATACATTAATAGAAGAATTATTGGTTGCAACTTATGAAGAGAGGGATGGAAAGATAGTTATTATGTCAAAAGAAAAAATGAAGAAATTGCTTAGACGTTCACCAAATGAGGCTGATGCTTTGTGTCTTACATTTGCCCCAAAGCCACAACCTCCACAAGTTCGTTTAATAGGGTAAAAAATGGAATGTTCAATTTATAATGATGCATCTCAAGAAAAATTTAAAATTTTAGTGGTAGAAGATAATAGTGGCAGTTCAGAATCAATAAAAGAATTAATAGAAGAAAGCGAATTATATGAAGTAACAATAGCAAATAATGCTACACAAGCAAGGATATTATTTGGAACAGATCAATATTTAATTATACTTCTTGATTTAGGTTTAAATGGCTCAATAGAAACGGGAATTGAGCTTTGTCAAGAATTTAGAAAAAAAGATGATAATTTATATATAGTAGTTATGACAGCACATTGCAGTGCTTTGTTCGATAACAGGTTGGTAGAATCTGCTGATGATTTTGTAAGAAAACCATTTGATGCTGATTATTTACCATTCAAATTGTTATTTTGGTCTGCAAGATCAAAGCGAAGAATGAGATTAAAATGTTATATAGAGTCAAGACTTGTTGATTATGAAAAGAAATTAAATAAAATTAGACAATTGGATGAACAACTTGATAAATTAATGAAGAAGACAAATTGGGTATTTTCTGGATGATAGATGACAAGTATAGACAAAAAATTATTTTCTGAATCTGATTTTGCATCTTTTGCTAATCTTTTATTGGAGCAACAGAAACTTACTAGAAGTTTGGTTGAAGATTTAATTCGTGATTTTGGAAATATAAAAGAACAAGGCGAGAATTTTTCATCTTCTTTAAATCGAATTTTTACGATAGAAAAAGATATTAAAGAATTAGAAGATGAAAGAAAAATGTGTCTTTCAAGACGAGATGCTTTTGTTGATAAAATTAATGGCAAATTAGATGAGTTAACAAGCAGGTATAATTCTATTCAATCATCTATTGACAATAAATATCACGAATTATGGCGTGATTTTAGAGATCAATTGGATAAATCAAGACAATCAATTGAAAATGTAGAGACATCAAAAATAAAAGAATTAAATGATAAGATTGATAATATTAATAAGTGTCTTGATCTTGTAAAAAAAGATATAAAAGATTTATTAATCACATCTACAAAATATGGTGTATATGCAGCAATTGGAATTTGGATTGCATTATTGATTGGTAAAAAAATAATAGAACATATTTTTAAATTTTAGGGATTATAAATTAATGGGACTTTTTAATTTTTTAAAGAAAAAAGAAAGAAAGCCACAAAACAATTTGGTAAATAGGATTCTTTCTTCTTTTATGTATGGTCGCCCATTATTTTCTGAGACTGATTTTTCAGCACAATTAAGATCGTATAAAAATTGGACCTATGTTGCTTCGAGTAGAAATGCATCTTCATTTGCACAGGTGCCACTCAGATTATATTTGGCTAGACCATCTAAAAGTAAGAAAAGTAGATTTCAAACAAGAGAACTTAAATCATTTGAATCAGAAAAATTATTATCAAATAATTATGTTCAAAAATTATCACAGGTAAAAAAAGCATCGGTAATAGAAGAGGTCTTAGATCATCCATATTATGATTTAATGAAAAATGTAAATAATTTTACTAATGGATTTGATTTATTTGAAATGACCCAATTGCATCAAGAATTAACTGGTAATGCATTCTGGTATATTCTTCAAAATAAATTAGGAGTCCCACAAGAAATATGGATTATGCCTCCTGACAAGATTATGCCAATTCCAGATCCACAAAAATTTATTTCTGGTTATAAATTTGAGAATGGTTTTAATGAAAAGATATTTAAAGAATCAGAAGTAATACATTTCAAAATGCCTAATCCTAGAAATCCATATTATGGTTTATCTCCATTATGTGCTGCAATGGATGATTATACAATTAATGAATATATGGCTAAATATGAACAATCAATGTTTAAAAATATGGGTAGATTGGGTGGCGTATTTGAAACAGATGAAACAATAGATGAAGAAGATTTCGAACGATTAAGACAACAAATACAAGAAACTTTTACTGGTGTTGGTAATGTTGGCAAAGTTCCTCTATTAGATAAAGGATTAAAATATAAAGATTACGGATTAAAGCCTACAGAAATGTCTTTTATAGAAGGAAGAGAAAGAGTCAAAGAAACAATACTTAATTGTTATGGGCAGAATTTAGCACTGTATGATAAATCGTCTACCAGAGCAAATGCAGATGCAGCAAATGTAGGGTATATGCGTTCTGCAATTAGACCAAGATGCATTAGATTTGCAGAAAAATTAAATGAAAAATTAATTCCAAGATATGATGAATATCTTTTTGTATCTTTTGATGAATGTACTCCAGAAGATAGTTTACAGGCAGCAAAGATTAGAGAAATGCATCTAAGGTCTGGATTGACAGATGTGAATGAAGAAAGAGAAAAGATAAGGTTGGCTCCATATCCATTTGAGACAGTACCATTAGTACAAGTTCAAAATGTTCCTCTTGATAGAGTATTAGCAGGAGAAACACTTACTCAATATTCCGGTAATAAAGATAATAAAGTAGATGAAGAATCAGTAAAATATCTTGCTGATATCGTAGCAAAGAAAGTATTTGATGAAATGGTAAGTAGTAGGAATAATTAAAATTTGCATGGATAGGATTAGATTGATCACCTAGTCTGAAAGAAATGTATCCTCCTTACATTTTTTCCATGCAGTAATATAAAAAAGGAGGAATATTATTAGGAGGATTAATGGAAGATGGAAAAATCAATTACTAGAATTAAGGTAAATTGTTCTTTTTGTGGAAAAGAATTATTAGTGCAAAGACATAAATTTAAAAATAATAAAAATCATTTTTGCAATCAAGAGTGTTATCATAAATGGAATGTTGGAAGTAATAATCCAATCTATAAAGAAAAAATTATTATAAAATGTGATTATTGTGGGTTAGAAAAAGAAAAATTTCCTAGTTTGATCAGAGATCAAAAGAATCATTTTTGTTCAATTAAATGTCGTGGTAAATTTTTATCAGAAAATAATAAAGGTGAAAGTCACCATAATTTTTCTCAGGTAAAAGTTAAATGTATAATTTGTGAAATAGAAATATTAAGACAAAAACATCTTGCTGAAAATGTTGATAAGAAATTTGTATGTAGCAAAGAATGTCTGTCAATATTACAATCTAAATTAAGAAGTAAAGAAAATAATCCAAATTATAAGGGTGGTAAATTTATTCCTTGTGAAATATGTGGAAAAGAAAAATGGGTTTTACCATCAAGACAAGTAAAAAATGAGGATAGATTTTGTAGCAAGGAATGTTTTGGTGAATGGGCGAAAAGAACTAATCTTTCTAGTTTAGAAAATAATGCGAATTGGAGAGGTGGAATTTCTTTTGAACCTTATTCTTTTGAATTTAATACAAAATTAAAAGATGAAATTAGACGTAGAGATAGTTATACTTGTCAAATATGTGGAAAATTAGAAACAAAAAGAAAATCTTGTGTTCATCATATTGATTATAATAAAAAAAATAATTCAGAGGAAAATTTAATTGCTTTATGCACAAGTTGTCACGGTATAACAAATTTTAACAGGGAACATTGGAAAGAATATTTTGAAGATATAATTTCTAGTAAGTACAATTTTAATTATGTAATGGAGAAAAATTAATGGATTTGATTACAAGAAAATTAACACTTGATCAAGTAGATCTTTCAGATTGGGCAAAAAAGTTGGTTGAAGAATCTGAAGATAAGAGTATTATTAGAAAAGGAATTTCACAATCTGATTATACTTTTGTAGAAGGTGAAAGAGCAGCAATTTTTGTAGCTACGAATTCTAAAAAGGATAGGGACGGAGATATTTTAGTTAGTAAAAATCTCAATATTAAGAATTTTGAGAAAGCAGGGAAACCTATTCAATGGGCACATAGATATGATCAAATTTCGCTCGGGTCAGCTCAATGGGTAAAATGGGATAAAAATTCTAATTCTGTTTTAGTGAAGGTTAAGTTTGGAAAACATCAATTTGCTACAGATGTTTTTGAACATTTAAAAGAACATCCTTTATCTATGTCCATCGGATTTATTCCGACAAAATATATGTCTAAAGAAGATTTTCATAAATTTAATTTTAAGGAATTGGGGATTGATCCAGAAGAAGCAAAAAGTGCAAATTCCATAATTTTGGAGGCAGATTTGCTTGAAGCATCAATTGTTCCTGTTCCTGCAAATCCGTATTGTTCTATGCTTGCTGTTAGCAAAGGTTTAATATCAGAAGCACAATTAAACGATCTTGGATATATTTATGAAGTAAAAGATATGGAATCTAAATCATTATGTGATTGTGAATCATCAGAATATGATGATAATGATGAATGTAAAGCATGTGGAGGAAAGCGTAAGCCGAAGAAGGAAGTAGATGTGGAAATTATTAATGATACAAAAGAAGATACACTTATTGAAGTAGACAAAAAGGAAGTAGAAATTGAGATAACTATTTCTGAAGGTGAAAAGAAAATGGAATGTCCAGGTTGTGGAGCAGAAGTATCTGAAGACGATGAAGAGTGTCCTGAATGTGGTGAAAAATTAAAGTCAATCACCGAAGAAGTTGTAGAAGAGAAAATTGCCGAAGGAATTGAATCTACGCCTTCTATTGATGATATCGTTGACCAATTATATGATAAGATTAAATCATTAGAAGATAAGATTGAAGAATTTACAAGGGTAGAAGTAAAAGAGCCAGACAAAGAAGACGTAGTTTTCAAATCATCTATTTATCTTAATCAAGATCAATGGAATGAAGTTTATTCTTCTTGGCTACAATCAGAGAAAACAATTAGTCAATTTTGTGAAGATAATGGATTTGAATATGAAGTAAGAGAAAATAAACAAAAGAAATTTATATCAAATCTTAATTCAATTGTAGAAGAAATTAAATCATTTGACAATATTAATGATAAATATCAACCTCAAATTAAGTCTATTATTGACGAACTCAGTAAATTTATTCCAGAAGAAAAAGTAGTTGTAGAGGAAAAATCAATAGAACCAGAGGAATTCGTATTTGAAACAAAAAGTCAAAGTAATGATATAGATTTTGATAATTTGACAACAGTAACCAAGTCAGTATTATCTAAACTGCTAAATGATAACGTTAAATCGTTTAATCTTGACGATATTGTTCAGGAAGCGATTAATAAACAAAAAGGAAAGGTATTTTGAAATTTATATGAATAGTATTTATATTATTAGGATTAGTTATGACATATGATGAATCAATAGCTTCAATTAAGAGAATGCCAGATGAAGAAGTGTTGGCAAGAACATTGTGGGCAGAAGCAAGAGGTGAATCATATGATGGAAAGGTAGCAGTAGCGCATGTAATTCTTAATCGTGTAAAACATCCATCATGGGGAGATACGATTAAAGAAGTTGTATTACAAAAAAAACAATTTTCATGTTTTAACTCTAATGATAAAAATTTACCAAAATTAATTTCTGCTAACGATGAACAATATTATATTTGTCTAGATATAGCAGAAAAAGTAATTAGAGGAGAAATAAAAGATCCAACTCATGGTTCATGTTATTACATTAATCCAAAATTATGTAATCCATCATGGACAAAGAAATTAAAGAAACAAACATCAATTGGTAATCACACCTTTTATAAAGATGTGTAACAATATTTGAATTATATTATTAAATATAAATGGAGATAGAGACATATTTTAGAGATGTTAGTCAAAATGAATAGATAATAATATAATTCTTAGGTAGCAAAAGCTAGGCGATGGTCATTGTGACTTATCGCCTTTTTTATTTTCCAGAATAGGAGAAAGTATAAATACAATGGATGAAAAAGTTAAGGCTACAGAAGATAAGGTAAAGGAAATTC